TAGGTTGACCGTTGTAGAAGTTCAATTAGAAGAACGCTGGAAAGAAACGATCCTTAGAATAAAAAGGATAGAGGCTATTCTAATTGGTGTTGCTGGGACGATAATTATTCTCCTTGCCAATATAGTTTGGAGAATGTGAATGTATGAGTACGCCATCAAGCAAGTTGTTAAGGTTGTAGATGGCGATACAATAGATATCATTATTGACCTTGGCTTTGATCTCACAAAAAAAGAACGAGTAAGACTAGCTGGTATCGACACGCCAGAAAGTAGAACCAGAGATCTAGAGGAGAAAGAGCTTGGCTTAGAGGCTAAAGCCTTTCTCACTCGAAGATTAGAAGATGGAATGGTTTCTGGTCTAAAGGTTAAAACCGAAAAAGATGGCAAGTATGGCAGAATGCTTGGATGGGTTCTTTGTGGTCAGACCAACATAAATGAAGAAATGGTTTATAGAGGTTATGCTTGGGAGTATGACGGAGGAACCAAGAAAAAAGATCTGGAAGAATTAAGATCTAAGAGGGTGAAGCAATGAGTTTGATTAGTTCTTTAATAGGTCCAGTAACTGGAATTCTAGATAAAGTAATTCCTGACTCTGACATGAAAGCAAAGTTGGCTCACGAAATAGCCACCATGTCCGATAACCACGCCCAGCAAGCTCTATTAAGTCAGTTGGAAATCAACAAAGCTGAAGCAGCCTCTGGTAGCTTGTTTAAAGGTGGTTGGAGGCCGTTCATTGGGTGGACATCTGGAGTTGCGTTTGCCTACCACTTTGTACTGCAACCTCTACTAGTCTTTGTTTTAACAGCATCTGGAGTGGATTTGCCTGATTTGCCTGAGTTTGATATGTCCACGCTCCTCACGGTTTTGGGAGGAATGTTAGGAATTGGTGGGTTACGTTCGTATGAAAAGACAAAAGGATTAACAAAATGAGTGATATAGAAATGTTTCACGTTGGACAAAATGAAGACGGAGATAAACTTTACAATTTAAGGTATGTCAAAGGCGGTATGTCTTTGCCAACACCCTCAATGACAGAGGCTCAAGCTCTTGCAAGAATTAATGGCACTGAAGTTGAGATTGTATCAGTCAAGCCTGTTGAGGAAACCACAGTCGTGCCAGATTACAAGACAATGAAGAAAATAGAGTTAGAAGCTCTAATGAGAGAACACGACATAGAGCTCGATAGACGCAAATCTAAGGCAGATCTATTAGCTGAAGTAGATGCTTTCTTTAAAGGTTAAATAAATGAGTGACGCACTAAAATCGCTTCAATCAAAATGTGGATGTTCTCCAGATGGATCGTTTGGTCCTAATACTGCTCGTGCAATTGTTAAGCACTATGAACTCTCTCCAGAGCGTGGAGCACATTTGCTAGGTCAAGTTGTGCATGAGAGTGGCTCATTTAAGTTAACACGAGAAAACCTAAACTATTCTGCTGAATCAATGATGCGTGTCTGGCCTAGTCGCTTTCCAACAAAAGAGAGTGCAGAGCCCTATGCCCGAAACCCAAAGGCACTAGCTGAGAACGTGTATTTTGGACGTATGGGTAACGATTCTAAAGAAAAAGCCAGTCTGTACATAGGCCGTGGATTTTTACAATTAACTGGATTTTNTAATGTAAAAGCCTTTGCTTCTGATATGGGAAAGCCAGAAGTTATAGAAGATCCTTCGCTACTAGAAAAAGAATACGCAATGGACACAGCTATCTGGTTTTTNCAAAAAAACAATTTGTGGAAAATTTGTGATGAAGGTGTTAATGATAGTGTAGTCAAGAAGCTAACAAANAAAATAAATGGCGGTTACACAGGTTTAGATCATCGAATTAAAGAGACAAACAAGATATATGAATGGGTCAAAGGTTAAATGACATTACAACTTTTACAGTTCAAACCAGGTATCGTTAAAGATATAACAGAGTATTCTGCTGGTAAGAATGGACCTTTCTGGGTTGACGGAGATCTTGTGCGGTTTCGTAATGGCTATCCCACAAAGATTGGTGGATGGCAAAAAGATGCAATAAGCCAGACTGACTCTGCTGGAACTATAACTAGCACAGAGACAACACCTCAAGGCATAGCTCGTAAGATGATTAACTGGCGAGCCATAACAGATGGTGAAGACAGAATTGCTGTAGGCACTCACAATCACCTTTATATTATTCAAGACCAAGTGCTCTATGATATCACACCTCTGCGAGATGCAACAAATGCAACCACAACAACTACAGAGGCTCTAGACAACAGCGAGACAGCAATAGATCTCACAAGTGTCACAGGATTTAAAACTGCTGGTGTTATTCAGATAGGCTCTGAGATAATAACCTACACAGGAATTAGCACTCTGACCCTGACAGGTTGTACCAGAGGAACTAATTCAAGTTCAGCTGCAGCACACGACAGTGGTGCTACAGTTACTCAGATCCTTATTGCACCAATCACCACAGCGGATACCACCACAACTTTAACAATAACTGATAGTGGTCATGGGGCATCTGTCGGTGACTTTGTTGTATTTAGTGGTTCTGCAGCTGTCGGTGGAGTGACTGCTGAAAACTTAAACAGGAAAGCTGGCTATCAGGTAACATCTATAACCACCAATACTTACACAGTGACTTCTCCAACTGCAGCTACAAGCACAGCGACAGGTGGTGGCAACGCAGTTGTCATAAGCTATCTTGTCGGGATTGCTGGTGGTTTAGGAACTCAGAGCTCAGACCCAGCACTGGGTTGGGGTGTTGGTGGATGGGGTCAAGAAGGATGGAACCAACCTAGATCTGCATCAGAGTCGGATGTTAATCTAACCAACTCCTCGTGGAATTTAAATCTCTGGGGAGAAGACCTAATCGCAACTGTTCGTGGAGGCGGTATTTATTATTGGACAGTATCTGGCACAGTCACAAATAGAGCTGTATTGGTTTCATCTCTCTCTGGAGCACTAAGTGTACCAACCGTTGCAACTGTTACCACAGTGTCATTTCCTGATCGTCACTTTATTGCAGGTGGGTGTACAGAGTATGCAGGTGGTGGAAACTTAGATGAGATGCTTATCCGTTGGTCTGATCAGGAAGACTTTACTGACTTTGGACCTACCTCAACAAATAGTGCAGGTGACCAGAGGCTAGAGGTCGGCACTAAGATTGTGTCTATGGTCAATGCAAGGGAAGAGACAATAATATCCACAGATTCTGCTATTTATGGCATGACGTTTGTGGGACCGCCATTTATATTTAGCTTCAGGTTACTGGCTACAGATTGTGGTGCAGCTGGTCTTAATACAATGATAGCTATTGACGGAAATGTCTTCTGGATGGGAAAGAGAAACTTCTTTTCTTATGATGGTATTGTCAAAGAGCTTCCTTCCTCAGTGCAATACTACGTCTTTGATCGTATGCAGAAACGCTACATTGATAAGGTCGTGGTAGGGCATAATAAAGCCTTTAAAGAGGTGACATGGTGGTATGTATCTAATGATAATTCTGCTGGAACCACAAATCCAGAGAATGACAGCTACGTTACATATAATTACGCAGAGAATGCTTGGTCAGTTGGAACAATGGACAGGTCAGCGTGGCATGACTCATTTGGTGCTAGGACAGTGCCGTTTGCATTTGACCCTAGTGGCTTGCTCTATAACCACGAGACAGGAACCAGTGACAATGGATCTGCCATGACATCATTTATAGAAAGCTCACCAAGCGAAATACCAAACACTGGTGAGAACTTATATTTAGTTGATAAAGTCATACCTGACGTAACAATGACATCAGATACATCTCTGTCGATGTTTATAAACACACGCAAATATCCAAATGCAACTGAAGTTGTGAAAGGTCCATTTACCATAACCAGTTCGACAGAAAAAGTTAGTACGAGAGCCAAAGGTAGGCAAATGAGTGTGAAGTTGCAGAGCTCTGGAACTCTAGATGACTGGAGCTTGGGAACTTTTAGAGTTAATGCACGAGAGGATGGACTGAGATGAGTGGCGTAGGAGGTCATCTAAGGCTACCCAGCCCACCAACAGAGTATCAGCAAGGCTATATGGCTCGCCTGACCAATACACTTGAGCTCGACAAGCAAATGACTTACTTCGCAGCTGACTCTGCGTTGAATAATGTTGTTGAACAGGCAGAAGCTACAGCGTGGTTTATGGCATAAATGGCAAATAATTATAAAAATAAGAAACTAGATTTAACAACCACAGGTGCTACTGTGCTCTATACCTGTCCCAACGCAACTTCTGGATTGGTTAAGTCTATTTTGGTTTCAGAAGATAGTGGCAATGCTGATACGATAACAGTAACAATTACTGATGCTGACACGAATGTGTTCAGTTTATTTAAGGTTAAGGCAGTGGCATCCAACACTACCATCGAGTTATTAACAGCACCTTTGGTCGTGCAAGAAAATGAAGTGGTGAAATGTACAGCAGCCACTGCAAACAGGCTCCACGTTGTGGCTAGTCTGTTAGAAATAAGTTAAAGGAGAATATTATGCCACACATTGCAGGACATCCCCAAATAGGTGCAACGCCAGTAGATGACGGAACTGATGATCCACAGACATTTAAGTATGACCTTTATACTCTAAAACAAAATACTCCAGACTTAGGTGGCAGAAAGCTCCAAGACGTTTATGGTCGAGGATCTATGCCATCTTACCAGTGGCTTGAAACTATTAAGACTGGAGAGGCTACATACACTGACACAAGTGCTGCTGATCGAGCACTGTTAGCTCAAGCAAAAGCTGACTACGATGCAGCTGGTGGTGCTAGTTCTGGGTTGGAAAATCCTATGGACATAATAAAAGCAGAAATTGCACCTGTGCTTGGTCAAGTTGCTGAAGGTATTGGGTCAAGTATTGCCACTGATGGAACAATTTATGAAGGTCTTCCGTTTACTACAAGTGGTTTAAAAATTGCAGAAGGCACTACTCAACTTGGAGATATAAGTAAATTAAAAATATCTACAGAAAATGCAGGTGCTCTCAAAGGAATTGCAGATCAAACTGGTGAAATAGCTACAGCTGATGCAGTTGATATTTTAGGTAGTAAAGAAGCTATAACAGAGGCTGGAGGAGTTGTTGGTAGAGACTTATCTGGCGGTGGCGTTTTAGGTGATGGAAAGTTCTTTGATAATTTAAATCCTTTTGGTGAATCAGGGGCTGGATTGCAAAACCTTAAAAGTGCAGCAGGTGGGGCTGTCGGTAACTTTGCTGTCCAACTAGCTCTGGGTCAAGATCCAGTAAAGGCTGCTAAGTCAGCAGGGGCTGGTGCTATTGGTAAAATGCTTGGAACGGCAATAGGTGGACCAATCGGTGGATTTATCGGTGGTGCTCTTGGAAGCATTCTTGGTGGCAGAGTAATCTGTAATGAACTTATGCGTCAGGGATTGCTCACAAGAAAAGAAGTAATTCTAGACTATCGCTTTACCAGAGATTATTTAACTCCAACCCATGTTAATGGATATCATGTGTGGGCTGTGTGGATGGTGAAGCAAATGCGTAAAGGTAAGTTCGTTAAGTTCTGGAAGCACGTTGCAGGACATCGAGCTAATGAGATTGCTTATATATACGGTCAAAGAGATACACCTGACTATCTGGGCAAAGTGTACAGGAAAATTCTAGAGCCAACTTGTTGGGTTGTCGGATCTTTCTGTAAAGTAACAGACTGGTCAGTTCTTTATAAACAGAAGGAGATATAATTATGGCTGAAGAAATGAATATGAACGAAATGGGTGAAAGACCACCAATGCCAGAGATGGATGGTGCAAACATGGTAAGGCAAATGCCACAAGAGGCACGAGCAAGGCTTATGCAACCCTCTGAGGAGATTGGTGCAGTTCTTGTCGCTCGTATAGCTAACATGGAACGAGAAGAGCTTAGAATGCTTGATCAGGCTATAACTCCAGACGTTGCTAGGGTTTTGATCAAGTTACTTCCTGAATTACAACAAATCATATCTCAAATGTCTCAAGCACCTCAACAGGCTGCACCTGAAGAGCAAATGGGAGCCCTTGGCGGTATGTAATGATAATACGGAGAGCTGTGCCAGAAGATGTCTCACAGATACATAAAATGCTGATTGATATGTATAGTCGGATCGAAATACCTGCCTCGCCACTGAGCGAGAAAAAAGTATTGGATGTCGTGAAGTCAGCCATGGAAAAAGGCATAGTTATTGTTGCGGAAGTTGAAGGAAAGATTATTGGGTCACTTGGTGGTATGGCAAATTCCGACTGGTGGTCAGAGCAAAAGCACCTAAGTGACATTTGGTTTTATGTCTCTCCAGACAAGCGAAATTCTCGTGCAGCGGTTAAATTGGTAAAGTGCTTTATTAAAATTGGAAAAGAGATTAAGATGAAAGTCAAGCTAGGACATTATTATTCTGGAGATATTGAAAGAAAAGATAAGTTCTTTGATAGGCTTGGTTTTGTAAAGGCTGGATCTTTATATACGGAGGTGAATTAAATGGGTGGTACGTTTTGCAATCAATCGACAATTGATCTTCCTGAATATGGTGAAACATTCTCAACAACTGACTTACCTGCATGGGTAAGTGCTGGTGGTAGAGCTCTTTTTGATCAGGCTGTTGGATTAGCAAGTTCTCCTCAACAGGATTCACCTATTGACAAACTTGCAAGCTATGGCCCCGACTTAAACTTACTGACAGAAGATGAACAACTCGCTGCACAAATTATAAGAGATGGTGCTGGCTCTTTTCAGCCATTCTTAGATAAAGCCTCTGGAGTTGCAGATACTTTAGGTCAAAGTTTTGATGGTGCAACCAGAAGTGAACTTCTAGGTGACCCGTATCAAAGAGGTGAATATCAGGGTGCATCAAGAGATGAGTTGCTTGGTGGTGGCTTTAGTTTAGAAAATGCACAACCTTATTTAGATATTTATCAGGGAGCTCAAGACGCATCTATTAGGGAGCTAGAAAGGCAGACAGCCAGAAACCAAATGCAAACTCGTGCAAATGCTGCTC